CTTTTGTACTTTAGAAAGGCATTACGGCATTTGCCGCCACCCCTTCTTTAGAGGTGGGTTGATATGCCCTTCGCTACCACGTAACCTCCTTTCCGTCGTACCGGCAGATAGAGCTGTGGTTCAGACGACCTAGATGGCGGAAATTTCAGCCATTCGGCAAGTCTTAGATGGTCACTCCTTGCGTGCTTTTCTCTATATTTGAAAGAACAATAGAGGAACACGTAGGTGTTGTGGTCGCCCTTGAGCACCCTTGAAAGTTTAAAGGGATACTCTCGGATAAACCTCTCGTGATCACCACACAGCTTTATACCAGAATCATCCGGGAAGTCATGAGGAACGAGTTTAAGCTGTAACCCGTTCTCATGAAATAGCTTCGCGATCTCATGCCATAGAGCCTTGTCATACACATATGCTAGCGGCCCGAAGTACTGAATGTACTTCTTCAAAAGCCGATTCGCAATAATATACAACCAAGGCTCACAGCTAGAAAAGGCTAGGCTATGAGGGGACCTTACGTTGTAAGGTCTCACATCGTATCCTTGGAGGTAATCTCCTCCACAGGATTCCCTGAACGGATGATCGCCAGAAAAGGATTTCTCCTCGTTGACGATGAAACCGATGGACTCGCAAAGTTGTATAAATTCACGAGTGTCATCGGAGCTGACTATGCAGTCGTCGCCAAAGACCGACACACGTTTAAGATCTTTCCATTCCGGAAAGAGCGTGTTAGATCCAAGGCGATTTAACCTAACTGCGTGCCCAGCCGTCCAGAAGACGAGCGTCTCAAGCGGAGGTAACCGCATTCCCCATGGTGGAGATCATATTTAGAATGACGTTTCTCCCGTTGATGGAAGTAACATCACACCTCAACGACCATACCATGTGGAACCACTCCGGTGGTAGTAAATACCGAAGCAGTTCGATCCCAACACAGTCAGATGCAGATGACCAATCAATCGTGCTTTCGCGACGAGTGATCGAAGCCATCCTAGCCCTGTTCTTGTGCTGGTCGGGCAAACGCTCGACATCGAGTCCAACAGCCTTCATACGGCGGTA